TGATATGGCAGCTGTCGTAACAGATCAATTTAGACTTTCTAATGCCAGTAATTTTGTAGATTCGGTTAATTCTGCAGATAATTCCTACTATGTTTATTTGGGCACACCTAGCCCAACTTCTCCTTCTGTAGGTTTTGGTAGAACATCTGACTGGAATACTAATGTTCCAAGTCCTACTGATAATCTTCAATATGCTGGATTTTATAAGAAGAATATTTTATTTGGAAAGAAGGTAAATAGTGCTAATATAAGAAGAGTTATTAGAAAAGTAACTTGGACGGTGAATAATCGCTATGACATGTATAGACATGATTATAGCATTACTAACCCAACACCTAATTCAAATTCAAGTAGGTTATATGATTGTAATTACTATGTAATGAATAGTGATTTCCGTGTTTATGTTTGTATTGATAATGGTTCTTCTGGAACAAACACGAAAGGAAATAACTCACAGGATGAACCAACTTTTACTAATCTAGCACCATCTGCTGCTGGAACTAGTGGTGATGGATATGTTTGGAAATATTTGTTCTCTGTTTCACCAAGTGATATTATTAAATTTGATTCTACTGAATATATTGTAGTTCCAAATGACTGGGCAACTTCAACAGACTCTCAAATATCAGACGTAAGAGAAGCAGGTGATTCTACTGTTCAGAATAACCAAATTAAAAAGGTTTATATTGATAATGCTGGATCTGGATATAGTGCTGGAACTGTTGATATTTTAGGTGATGGTAGTGGTGGACGTGTTTCTATCTCCGTTGATAGTGCTGGTGCTATTACTGGCGCAACTGTTACTGCAGGTGGTCAAGGATATACCTTTGGTATTGTAGATTTAGGTAGTTTACAACCACAAGGTTCTATTCCAAATCCAGCAAAACTGATTCCAATTATTCCTCCTTCAAGAGGTCATGGTTATGATGTGTATACAGAATTGGGAACAGATAAAGTACTGATCTATGCTAGATTTGATGCTTCAACAAAAGATTTTCCTATTGATACAAGTTTTGCTCAAGTAGGTATATTAAAAAATCCACAAGAACTCAGTTCTACTAACCTTTATAGTGAAAGTCAGTTTTCTGCCCTTTTTGCTATTAAATTAGCGGATGATTTTGCTGGAACACCAGTAATTGGTGCTGAGATGACTCAGACAAGAACTGATGGAAATGTAGCAAAAGGTTTTGTAGCTTCATATGATAGTGAGACTAAGGTTCTTAAGTATTTCCAAGATAGAGCACTTTATTTTGGTAATGAAAAAGATCAGACTGATTATGATAGCGTAACGACAGATTCAACAATTTATGCGTTCGAATCTTCTTCAAGCACTATAACACCCTTCAGTGGTTCTATCAATACTTCGTTTGATGGAAGCACTGTTACGGTAGGAAGTAAACTCATTGATTTGGGGGTAACTTTCACTGACGGTCTTGCTAATCCTGAGATAAATAACAAGACAGGGGATTTAATTTATATTGACAACCGTCCTTCTGTTACAAGAGACATAAGACAAAAAGAAGACGTAAAAATTATTCTGGAATTTTAAAAAAAGATGGCACAAAAAACCGATTTAAACGTCAATCCATATTACGACGACTTCGACTCCGCGAATAATTTTTACAAAGTACTATTCAAACCAGGATTCCCAGTCCAAGCTAGAGAATTAACAACTCTACAATCAATTTTACAAAATCAAATTGAGGACTTTGGTAGTCATATATTTAAAGAAGGGTCAATTGTTATACCCGGAAATATCGCTTATGATGGACAGTTTTATGCTGTCAAGTTAAATCCAACAAACTCTGGTGTTGATGTTTCGGTTTACATCAATAACTTTATTGGAAAGAAGATCACTGGACAAACCTCTGGAACAACTGCTACAATTCAGTATGTTCAGTTGCCCGATGGTAACAATGTTGAAGATTTAACTGTTTATGTAAAATATTTGGATTCTGATAATAATTACGAATTCAATCAGTTTCCAGATAATGAATCTTTCTTTGCTAGCGAAAGTGTAGTTTATGGTAATACTACAATCGCTGCTGGAACAGTATTCGCTACATCTGTAGCATCTGAATCTACTGCTATTGGTTCTGCCGCTTTCATTGGTGATGGCGTTTTCTTCATTCGTGGATATTTTGTCAACGTAAGTAAGCAAACACTGCTTCTTGATGAATATTCAAATACTCCATCGTACAGAGTTGGTTTAAAGATTACAGAATCTCTCATTAATGCCAAAGAGGATAATTCTCTGTATGATAATGCTAAGGGATTTACAAACTTTGCTGCTCCTGGAGCTGATAGGTTAAAAATTACTTTAACATTAACTAAAAAGTTACTGACTGATTTTAATGATACTGATTTTGTTGAATTACTGAGACTTGACGATGGAAAGATTAAAGTTCTTGAGACTAAAACTGAATACAATAAACTTCGTGATTATCTGGCAGAAAGAACATATGATGAGTCGGGAGATTACTCAATTGAACCGTTCCAACCATCAATCCACAACTCACTAAATGATAGATTAGGGAGTGATGGTCTTTTCTTCAATGATGAGATTACTGATCAAGGTAATTCACCATCTGAAGATTTGATGTGTGTAAAATTATCCCCAGGAAAAGCATATGTGAGGGGATATGATGTAGAAACTATTTCTGCTAAAATCTTAGACGTTGAAAAACCCAGAGATACTAAAAACGTATCTTCCGCAAGAATACCCTTTGAGATGGGTAACCTTCTCAGAGTTTTTGATGTAAGTGGTATTCCTCAAAATAGAAACACCATCACATTAAAGTCAAGAGTGAATGGTGGTGGATCTGATATTGGTGACGCTAGAGTTTATTCTTTTGGTCTTACCGACGCAAACTATTCCGGTGATTCCACACAGTTTGATCTCTATCTTTATGATATTCAGACATATACTGAAATTGTATTTAATTCTCAAGTTACCAGTGCTCAGTTACCAGTTGGATCCTATGTTAAAGGAAAGAGCAGTGGCGCAACTGGATTCTCTGTAACAAATCCTGGTGGTGGTGCTACCACTATTAATTTGAGACAAACCTCTGGAACATTTGCTCCAGGTGAACAAGTTGAAATTAATGGTGTTGATGAAGTTGTCGATGTAAACTTCCAAGCAGGTCATAGAAGAGTTGTATCTACGACTGTGTTTGACAGTAAAGATATCATGTCTGTGAATCAGGCAAGTGGTAGTGGATTCCCAGGATTTACCGCAACATCAGTCTTGGCTTATGCCGACATTCCTGGTGGAACTATCAGTGGTAGCAACACTTTTACGCCAGATGGTGGTGCTATTACCTCGATTGAAGTAGATGATATCATTTCTTATTTCTCTGGTGGTGGAGACAGAAGATGGAATAGAGTGACCGCTGTAAATAACGGAGGTACCTCGTTTACAATTGCTGCTACAAGTCCAGGAGTTGCTGGAGTTTATGCTACTGCCGTTGCTAATGGTACATATACATCAGTTCAACTAGCCGAATCGGTAATTGAAAATGAGGATAAGGGATTCTTATACGCAGAGTTGCCAGATTCTAATATCTCTTCAGTTAATTTAACTGGATCTGAATTATTCATTTCTGATCAAGTAACTGCTAAAACTATTTCTGGTAATCAACTTACCATTTCAACATCAGACTTCTCTGGAATTTCTAGTTCTTTCTTAGCAACTTATGATGCTGAAAGATATTTGGTTTCTAGTAGTGCTGGTGCTATTTCTACTGTTACTTCTAGTAAGTTTGTTCTTAATGGTGATAGCACAACTGCTACAATTTCTGGTCTGCAAAATGGATCGAATACAGTTGCTAATGTAACTCTGATTAAGCAAGGTATTCAAAGTAAAGTAAAAGAATTTACAAGATCTTCTACTTTGACGGTAAATCTTTCTAAGTATGAAAAGTCTGGAACCAATGCTAATTCATCAGTAAATGATGGATTGACTCATAACCAATTCTATGGATTGAGAGTACAGGATGAGGAGATTTCACTTAACTTCCCTGATGTTGTAGATGTTATCGCAGTATATGAGAGTTTAGATTCTAACGATCCTTCGATCGATACTGTTGAATTCACTTCAACAGCAAATGTAACTAACAATGCTGTAATTGGAGAAAATATTGTAGGTAATGATTCGAATGCTATTGCTAGAGTTGTTACCAAACCTTCAGCTAACGTACTCGGTATTGTATATTTGAATACTGATAGATTCAACTCTGGAGAAAAAGTTACTTTCCAAGAATCTAGTATTGAAACTAATATTCAAACTATAACTGCCGGATCCTTCAAGGACATTACAAATTCATTTGGTTTAGATAAGGGTCAAAAAGATCAATATTATGACTATTCTAGACTTGTAAGAAATAAAGATTCGAATGTTCCATCTAGAAGATTATTCATAGTATTTGACCACTATACAGTTCCTACAACTGATGATGGTGATGTATTTACTGTTCTTAGTTATGATAAGCAAAGATATACTAATGATATTCCAAACATTGGAAAAAATAACGTAAGAGCAAGTGATACTTTAGACTTTAGACCTAGAGTTTCTCAATTCACTGGCAATACATCTTCTCCATTCGATTTTGCTGCTAGAAGTTTCAATACTGTACCAAAGGTAATTTTAACACCAGCAGAATCTTCTACTTTAGGATATGATTTTTATCTTGGTAGAATTGATAAAATCTATATCGATAAGTTTGGCAAGTTCATCCTTCAAAAAGGTGTATCTGGATTAGATCCCAAAGCACCTACAAAACTTGACAATGTAATGGAAATTGCCACTGTCGCATTACCACCATATCTTTATAATCCATCTGATGCAGGATTAACTCTTGTTGATAACAGAAGATATACCATGAGAGATATTGGGTATATCGAAGACAGAGTTGAAAATCTTGAGAGAGTAACGTCACTTTCTCTCCTTGAACTTAATACTGCCACTCTACAAATTCAAGATGTTGATGGTAACAACAGATTCAAGAGTGGTTTCTTTGTTGATGACTTTAAAAATAATGAATTTGTTGATCAAGAACTTTCTTCTGTTCAAATCGATCCTCAGACTCAAGAACTGTCGCCTATTGTTAGTAGAAACACTCTTAAGAGTCAACTAGCACCCTCAACTAGTTTGATCGATACCGTTATTGATTTTTCTACAAACTATGATCTTGTAGATTCTAACGTTCAAAAAACTGGTAAAGCAGTAACTCTTAAGTATGATGAAGCCGGTTGGATTGAACAACCATTGGCAACAAGAGTTGAAAATGTCAACCCATTCCACGTTGTTCTTTACACTGGTAATGTTGAACTTAATCCACCTCAAGATAGTTGGGTAAGAACCATTAGAATACCTCCTCGTACCGCATTTGGTGGTGCTACCAATGTAAGTCTTGGTGGAGGTTGGAGAGTATTTGCTGGAACAGTTACTCAAGTTTCAACTAGAGATGTAGTTGTATCTTCTGGTAATGATGCTTTCATGCGTTCCAGAAATACAGAGTTTGACATCACAAACATCAAACCTCTTACCAAGTTCTATCAGTTCTTTGATGGAAACGGTTCTGTTGATTATGTTCCTAAACTTCTTGAAATTGCTAACGATACAACTTTAGAAAATTATGGTGCTTCTGGAGAATTCACAGTTGGAGAAACTGTCCATGGCACTGCTGATGATGGTACTATTCTGATTAGATTCAGAGTAGCACAATCTAACCACAAAGAAGGACCTTTTAACGCTCCTACTTTAGTTTACAATATCAATCCATATGTTAAGAGTGAAAATCTTCAAGCTTCTTATAGCACATCATCTAAGGTACTCAACGTAGACACCTTTGCTCTGTCCGAGGAGGCACAAGGAAGGTACTTTGGATATGTAACCAAGGGAATGAAGTTAGTAGGGCAAGAGAGTGGTTCTGTCGCCTATCTGAAGGACCTCAGATTGATTTCTGACAACTATGGAGACCTCAAAGGTACCTTCTTCTTGAAGGATCCATATGCTACTCCTGGTCCAAGTGTCAAGATTGAGACTGGCACAAAATCATATAAGGTCACTAACAGCCCAACTAACGCCGAACCACTGCCTGGCAGCAACTTGATTTCAAGTGCTGAGACAGAATATAAGGCAGAGGGTATCTTCCAGGTCAGACAACTTGTTCAGACCAGAAGGACTATCAACCGTTTCGTTGATCCACTTGCTCAGTCATTCACTGTTGGTGGCAATATTAATACAACTTCTGATGCCACTGGTGGAAATGATGATACTAATGGAGCATTCCTGACTGCTGTTGACCTTTTCTTCGCTAATAAGGATTCAAATAACAATCCTGTTAGAGTTGAAATTAGAACAGTTGAATTAGGTACACCAACGAGAGATGTTATCGGAGATCCTGTTACATTGAGACCTGATGATATCACCATCTCTAGAACTGGAGAAATTGCTACTAAGGTTTCCTTCCCATATCCAATCTTCCTTGAACC